TATTGGCGATTCCTTCTTCGACTCCTTCCAAGAAGAGGGATTTTGTTGCCATGATATACTTGAGAAGGTAGCAAATTGTCCAGAAGATTATGTGAAAATAACTTTCAGAAAAGATTTCTTAAGCAATTATGTAGATTGGTGCCCAGGAATGTTTTCTAAATTTTATCCGCCGCTTCCAATGGAGAAATCTTTTAATAAAATATTCTATGAGTGAATCCGAGAGCGTGAATGTTGATACAGTCGTAATGCCCACCGAGCCGATATCCGAGCCTACGGATATTTCCATCCAGGTTATCTCTGGGTCTAATGAGGATAAATGTGGAACTCCTACCTCGGAGCCATTCAAGTATCCAAAGGACTACGAAGCCAATGTCACCTACCGCCTAAAGCTCATGATGAAATTGCAGAAGAATCCCAAGATGCAGATGATTGTGAATGACTTGTGCAAGGAGGATATACTCTTTTGGGTCAATACTTTCTGCGCCACATATAATCCTAGAAAGACTCCCAGTACCGTTCCATTCATTACCTACGAATATGAGGACAAGCTCATCCTCGATATCGCTGATTCAATCAAGAATCAGAAGGATTTACTCATCGATAAGAGTAGGGATATGGGAGTCACATGGTGTGTGCTACTCGTCTTCACATGGTTCTGGCAGTTTCACGGAGAAGGCTATGATTTCTTGTGCGGCAGCCGCAAAGAGCAATACATCGATGGTATTGGAAATATGGATACGCTCATGGAGAAGATACGCTTTCTCATTCGCAATCAGCTCAAGTGGATGAGGCCGAGTGGATTTGATTGGAAGAGGGATAGTAACTACATGAAGATTGTTAATCCTGAAAGTAAGGCAACTATTACTGGTGAGGCCACTAATGCAAATTTCTCAAGCTCCGGTAGACGGCGAGCCATCTTCTTTGACGAGTTCGCCTTCTGGGAGACCGATGCAGAGGCGTGGAGAGCTAGTGCTGATTCTACTAATTGCAGACTTGTTGTGTCTACTCCTTGTGGGTTTAATAATCAGTTTGCCAAACTCAGACACTCAGGAAGCATCTCAGTCAGGTCACTACATTGGAGACTGCATCCCGAAAAAGACCAAGCCTGGTACGAAAACGAGTGTAAGAGAAGAAATAATGATTCTGTGGAAATCGCACAAGAGTTAGATATTAATTATGAGGGTAGTGAGGATGGGGTGCTGTTTGAGTTTTCGGAGCTTAAAGCTGCCGCACACAATCAGCCGATGTTGTCACCAGATAGGATTGTAATCAGCTTGGACCCTGCAGGAGAGGGAGAAGATGAGGCGGTGTTCTATGTGAGTAACAATGGACAGATTGTGGAGCGAAAGTTTATTGCAAAGAGTACAGACCCCCAGTTGGCAACGGAATCCATATTACTAATTAATAAGTGGAAGGCACAAGTGTTCATCGCCGATTCCATTGGAAATAGTGTGGCGGATTTAGTATCACAACTGTTGGGCAAGAATGATAGAGGGGTGAAGGTTATTAAGTTTAAGAGTAGTGAGAAGTCTAAGGACCCCACATACTTTAATCGCAGGGATGAGGTATATCACAGTGCGGCGGTGCAGATGAAAAGTGGGAATGTACAGGTCGATGATGATTATACGCTGATGAAGCAGCTTAATGCTACGAAGTATAAGAAGGATAATGGCAGAATATATATCTCGTCTAAGGAGGAGATTAAGAAGGTGATTGGTTGCTCGCCAGACAGGGCGGACTCCTGGGTACTGGCAGTCGAGGGATTAAAGTATACGCACTCTATAGCAGAAGTCAGGCAACATGACCAATATAGAAATATTAATAACTTTGACAGAGAAGTTCTTTCTGGGACTGAATATGGGGACTGGAAGGATTTCATAGATGAGTAGACTTGGAAAGCCAATGATTAATAGAGGAAAGAATCCAAATAAGAAATGTATTATTTGTTTACAATTTAAAGCTAGAAAAGAATTTCCTCCATCAGCTCTCAAGCGTTCTGACTATAGATGTACTAAATGTGCTTCCATTAGAGGAAAAAAGTGGAAAGAAAAAAATCCAGAAAAAAGCAGAATACATTCTACTAACGGAGAAAGAAAGTATCTTCTTAAATGGTATGGAGTTACACCTGAATGGTATGAGAATAAACTGAAAGAGCAAGATAACCGATGTGCTATATGTGGTTGCTATCCTGATAGTATTTCAAGAAAAAGATTGGATGTTGACCATTGTCATACAACTGGTGTTGCAAGAGGCATTCTTTGCAATAGATGTAATACAGGGATAGGTCAGTTAAAAGATAGCGAGCAAATTCTGGTTAATGCAATTTCATATCTCAGGAGATATAACTCTAAATGAAGATAACAATAGTGAAGATGGAAACTCCGAAGAGAAGACGCACAGATATTATAGGAAATGATATTGGCGATTCCTTCTTCGACTCCTTCCAAGAAGAGGGATTTTGTTGCCATGATATACTTGAGAAGGTAGCAAATTGTCCAGAAGATTATGTGAAAATAACTTTCAGAAAAGATTTCTTACGCAAGATTGTACATAGCCATTTGATGCAAATTAGAGAACTTGAGAAGGGGATAACTGGAATCAAGTATGCCAAGTGAAATAAAACCTCAGGAACTTACCGAGAAACTCTCAGCCCCAGATTCAAAGCGCCACCTATTCATTAAGAAACTTGCCGCCAAGGTTCGCCAAGATGATATGGATAGGCAAGTGTGGAAGGATAAGCAGGTGATTGCTTATAACCTTCGCCTTGGATTAAAGCGGCGTACTAACCGTCCCTACCCTGGAGCCACGGAAGTCCCCATCCCGATAACCGATAAGTTTATTACGAAGCTTAAGTCGATGTTTGTTAGTGTGGCAACGCTGATGAAGAAGCAGGTGATAGTGACTCTGGATGATGGGGAGGTTACGACTCCAGAGACTAAGGCGAGTGCTGAGCGCATTGAGCGAGCATTGAACAATCTCATCAAGAAGCGGGACTTCGGATGGGCCAAGAAGGTGACGCTGTTTGTGGATTACTTCCTAGAAAATGGCCACGCAGTATTCAAGGTGATTGAAAAATTCTTCTCCAAGACAATTAATCGCACAATCAATATTGAGGATAATTATTCCGAGGAAGATATTAAGGTTCTTAAGTCCATGAAGAAGGATGAACTCCGCATGATACTTGCTCAGCGTGAGGAGATGAGCCTGGATGATGAAGATGATTTGAAGGAGATTGATAAAGCAATCTCACAGTTTAAATCTGGGAAAAAGATTCTCACATTCACCAAGAAGGAAATCTACTCTGAGCCAACCGTTATCCCCGAACGTGGTCTCCGTATCATTGTCCCCTCAAGCGGTACAGAGACTCAGAGATTGCCTCGCATCACCCATGATATGTGGATGACGTATCAGGAGATTAGAGATAAGGCGTCTAAAGGGATATATTCTAAGGCTACAGCCGATATGCTCAATCCTGATGGCGGAACAAATGATGATGGGCTGACCAATACCTCTTGGGCAGTATCAGAGGGTGTCAGCACATTAGACGTTCAGTCTGGACTATTTAATGTAAGAGAGTGCCAAACTTGGTATGAGAATGAGAAATGGGTATTCACTTGGATTGAACAAGCGGGTAATAGTAATGATGATAGGCATGGGGATTCATCCAAGGACATCATGGTGTTGCAAGAGATGCCCCTATCTTATGACCACGGAATGTGGACATATGTGAAGCATGATTATGAGTTGAAGAATACTAGATGGTATAGCTCAAGGGGAGTGCCGGAGAAAATTAGAGGACTCCACCAAACTATCGAGCAAATGTATAACGCTAGGCTCAATCGTGATGCCATGAACAATGCGCCAATTTGGCGTGTATCTAAACAACTTGGTATAGCGGGCGATGAGATTCGCATGCGGCCTGGACAAGTTATCCAAGGCGAGCCTGGCGAAATAGAGATGCTAAATAAGGGGATAACCACAGATGTCTCATCGGAAAGATTGGAACAACAGGCCAAGGCTTATGCTGAAGAATACCTTTCTATCACTGATTTCTCTCAGCGTAATGCAGTTAACCAAGGTAGCGCAAGGACTGCTACAGAGATTCAAGCGATAAACCAATCTTCCACCCGCCAGGTTAATATGGATATTTCCCTATTCCTGGACACCCTGTCAGAAGTAGCGAATCATATGTATCTCATCTGCAAGCAAGCGGTGCAGCGGCCCACTAAGATTGGTGGAGTGGTGCTGAGACCTGAGGACTTCCTCGTCAAAGTTATTGTATCGTGGAGCGGCTCTCTCGATGCCACGGATTCTCAAATGCAAATGGGCAAGGCCATGCAGCGCATGCAGACCATTATGCAGTTTGGCCAGCCAGTTGGAATAGTAACTCCAACTAATGTTTATAACCTTCTTCAGGATTACATTGATAAAGACCCAGATGTTGATATGTCCTCACGCTTTATTACTACGCCTGAGGATGTGCAGCTCTCAGAACTTGAGGAACAGCAGTCCGAAATTGTCCGCATGCTCAATGGATTCGATGTGCCAGTCAGCCCAGATGATAACGATGGTATCCATCTTCAAGTAATTGAAGAATGGGCGCAATCACCGCAAGGAGCTGAGGCTATGAAGAATCCAGGATTTGCACAACTCATGAACAAACACGCACAAATACACATTCAATCGGAGCAAATGAAAAATGGAATCCAAACGCAAAAAGCGCAAGGTTCTCAAGGTCAGCTCGGCGACCCCAGAGCAGCCAAAGTCGCCTCCCAAGCAAGATAAGATAGATAAGCCAACATCTGCAGAAGCATTGATTCGCTATAATGGCGAACTTGTCGAGTCTCTCTATAAATCTCCTGTCTACGAAATAATCCAGATGCTGATAGCCGAGGGAATTGCCTCGGTAAGTGGCCGTTTAACTAATGGCCGTTATCACCATGGGGATTTAACTCGTACCGAATCTACTCGTCAGAATTTCCTCTCCGGTTATCAAAAAGCATTAATGGATTTCAATAACTATCTCAACGACTTTGTTGTCGCTAAGAATAATTTAGCTAAGATGAAAATGTCAGAGGATGCGGCTAAAAAGGCACCTCTCTATAATCCATTCATGGAGGAAGATAATGAAACCTGATATTAAGAAGATTATAGCTAAGATTAAGAGTGGGGTGAAAGAAGATAAGGTGGTGAATAAGATTAAGACAGTTGAGCCTAAGTTTCCATTTAATCCACCATTTAAACCTCAGGTCAAGTCGCCAATTAGAGAAAGAGATATGAGACAAGAGGCGATGGATATGGGCGCACATGGGTCAAAAGAATATTTCGGGGAGAAAGATAAATAATGCCTGGACAATTTGATAATGAAACATCGGTTAATAATTTTGAGTGGCATAGGGAGAGGGCTTTGAAAGCAAAGAAAAGTAGTGATAGAGAGAGTATGAATCGCATGGTTTATAACTTAAAAGCTGTTGAGAGTAAGCATGGGGCAAAGGCGGCCAATGAGCTTATGAGAGAGTTAAATAGCAAGAAGGTTCATAAGTGATTCCTAAGAAGCTAATTGATGAGATTGACCGCTGGATGAATGAGGGCAAGTA